CGTTGCCCTCATTCACTCCCAAGCCTCAGTTAGCCGGAGTTGGGTTTCGAGCGTGAAAGAAGAGAAAGTATTAAAAGAGAAGAAATCAGAGAGGAAACAGATTTGGGGTCTGTCAAGCAGGCCAAATTCTTACAGTAAGATTCTGACTGTCAGATTTTGTATTCGTATCGGGTGAATGCTGATTTGTTGTTGACCGCTTAGAAATAATCTGACAGTCAGATTGGTGAGGAGCAGAAGACAACCCAGCATAGCTGGACCTGCATCACCCCTCGGAAATCAATTTTTCGAGCGTACGATCCGATTTTTCGGACAACCGGGGCCTCGGAATCGTGTTAGCAACGTTTCTCAAACTCAATTTCTACAATGCCGGGTGCAATTACCTCGCTGCCTTCATTCTATCAGGTAGCGTTCGACGGAATCTGGCGGGAAAACCCCGCCCAACAGACTGAACACCGTTTGATGGGTTCCTATCAAATGGTCACGGTTGATGGCGATCAAAAGCGCATCGACTACATGGGTTCACAAAACTATGCCATGCGCCAAGTAACGGCGCGTGCGCAGAAGTCCGAACCCTCCGATATGCCAATGTATTCCCGATGGGTGCGCGTGCGCGCCTACGACAAGACTACTTGGATTGACCAGTTCGATCAGAACCTACTTGGCACCCTGCCCAATCCGGACGGGGCTATCGCCAAGAATCACGCCATCGCCTCCGCCCGTCAGAAGGACATCATCCTTTTGAATGCCCTGCTTGGCACGAACTACACTGGTGCCCAAGGCACGATTGCGACGACCCTCCCGACCACGGGCGGCACGTTGAATGTCGGCCAAGTACTCCCGGTGACCTACGGTTCAGGTGGAGCGAACTCAGGCATGACCCTCGCCAAATTGACGGGTGCCTCCTACCTGATGGACAATAACGAAATCAGTGAGACGGGGCGTAAACTGGCTTATACCGCCCGCGAACTGAATAACCTGATTACCAATGTCGATCAGGTCTCGAACGTCCTTTATAACGATGTGCGCGCCTTGCGTGACGGTCGAATCCGTGACTTCATGGGCTTCACGTTCATCAAGACCCAGCTCGTCCCGTTCGTTGCCGGTTCGACCACGATTCGCTCGTGCGTTGCATGGCAACAGGACTGCCTTTACATGGGCATGGGCCGGGATGTGGCGACCAAACTGGACATCCTGCCGACCCAATCGCAGGCCATTCAGGTTTATACCGCGATGCTCATGGACGCAACCCGCGTCACCGAGGCCGGTGTCGTGCAGGTCAACTGCGATGAAAGTGTGTGATCATAAGCCATTAACAATTAACTAATAAGGACAAACTACAATGGCTATTCTTTATACCGACCTCGCCCTTCGCCAGTCGATTGGCAGCAACTATCCCGGTTCTCCGGGTCAACAGCAGATCACGAACGTCCCGGCTCCGGGCGGTCAAACCAACGCCCTGTTTGAAGGGCCAACCGAGATTGTGGCCACCTACACGCTGACGGGTTCGGAAGCGGCGGGTGACACGATCCTGATTGGCATCCTGCCAGCGGGTGTCGTGGTTGATCCCAACGGCAAGATTTCCTCGGGTGTCACGGCTCCGGCCACGACCCTGACGGCTGCGGTGGGTGACAATGATCTGGGTAATCCCTCCCTCCTGCCCATTACGAATGCGGCGGGCATTCAAAGCGGCATTCCCGGCCCGGTGGTGGTCACGGCTCCCATCTGGGTTTCCGGCACCACCTACGCGGCGGGCAATGTCGTGCAGGACAGTGCAGCCACCTCCGGCAGTCATACCCAGTATGACACCTATATGGCGGTGGCGGCTACCTCCGGCACGACTGCCCCCAATGCGGCGGCAACCACGGTCTGGATGCCCTGCCGTCAGCGGTATTCTGGCTCCATCAATATCGCGGGTGCTTCCTCCAATGTCGCCTTTGCGGGTGGCACGCAGCTTTACGGTGGTCCAGCTTCGGCCCTGCCTTACTCGGTTGTCCCGGGACAGGCTGGCTTGGGTTGGACGGCCAACGAGCTGCTTAATCAGCAGTACCAAATCCAAGGCGATTGCTGGCTGTTTGCCCGGTTGCTCACAGTGGGCACGCCGGTTGCCGGCACGTTCCTGACGTTCCGGATCCCGATCCTGACCGCCAACTAATAATAATTGGGCCGTTAAAGGTTCACAATATGGCCCGAGGGAAACAGGTGTGGCGCTTGTTCCTTCGGGCCTTCTTTTTTAATTCATGCCCACGACCTTAAGTCCTACCACCATTTGCAATTCAGCTTTGGCCAAGATAGGCAGTCAGGCCATCACGTCCCTGACATCGGGGAGTCCCAGTGCCGTGATTTGCAATCAACAGTACGGCATGGCTGTAGGCGAGGTCATGCGGGCTGGACGGTGGAACTGCCTGTTGGTCCCGGCGCAGTTGACCGCCGTCACCCAGCCCTCCGTGGTACCGAATGGCACCGGTCCAATATCGGCTGTTCCGTGGGAGCCATTGACCGCTTACTTGGCTGATACGTTCATCAGCTACGGCGGGTATTACTACACGGTGATGTTCGATTACACCTCGACCAACAATTTCGTGAATGATTTGACGGCTGGTTTCCTGACCCAGACCGATCAACAGGTGGGCACAAGTGTCCCCGATGCCTTTGCCGGTTTTGATGGTTCCCAATACGTTTCGACGTGGCCCTATGCCTACGCCCTCCCGGCTGATTTCAAGCTCATGGTGACGCTCAATGGTGCCTTCTGCTTGGCAGGATGGGGTGGACCGGAACAACTGGTCGGGGAATGGCAGATCATGCAGTCAACCCTTTACTGCAATCAGGCCACAGCAGTCATCCAGTACATCCAGAACAATCCAGACAGCACTTTGTTTGATGACCTGTTCGTCAATGCCCTGACCTTCAAACTGGCCTCGATGATTTCGACTACGTTGCGGCAGGATGGAGGACAGATGGAGGCCGCATTGCTGGCGGAGTACAAACGCGCCTTGCGCGAGGCCCGCGCCAAGAACGGCGGGGAAGCCAACCGTAGACGGTTCAATCCAATCAGCACATCTGTATTTAACAGATCACGTTACACAGGTTTGCTTCCATGATTCTGAATGCCTAAAAGCGTCCTCAATTTAAACAATCTGTCGGCAGGGTTAGTTTCTCCCAAGGTCTCCTCGCGGACAGATCAGGCCAAATACGGCAGTTGGTCCCGCCAGCTCCAGAACATGATTCCGTACCGGTCGGGCGGCATCACCCGTTCCCCCGGTACGTATTATGTGGCGAACGCCAAATATGCCAACACGGGAGGCAATGATTATGCGGTCAGGTTGATTTCCTTCACCTTTTCCCCCAGCACGCAATTCATGCTGGAATTGGGGGATCATTACATCCGGTTTTATTCCAATGATCTTCCCGTGCATGTGTCCTCCGCTCCTTTGTGGGTGGCAGGTGGGCCTTATTATTTTCCGGGAACGTTTGTCACTGATCCGGACAATGGACTGATCTATTTCACGGAAACCGGCAGCGGGATAAACGCCCCACCCCACACCAATCCGGCTGAATGGATACAGCAAACGATTTTGGAGGTTTACACGCCCTATTCCGGCAACGCCCTCACGACTTCCATTTACGATACGGATGTTTTTCAGGTCACGCCCTGTCAGATCAACGACGTGGTTTATTTCGTTCACCCGGATTTCCCGCCCTATAAGTTGGAGCGGATTACGGATACGAACTGGACCATGCAGCAGGTGGAGTTTGATGTTCCTGCCCTTTTGGATCAGAACATCACCAACACGGTTTTGACGCCAACCGGTCTGACTGACTCCACCTTTTTGCAGGCCTCCGCTCCCACATGGACCACGGCCACCTATTACCAAGTGGGTAATTCGGTCGAGGTTCTGGGAATATTGTACGAGTGCATCGTTTCCCATACTTCCTCCGCTGTCTTCACGACGGACCTGACCAATGGGAAATGGGAGGTGCAGACGATCTTTTATCCGGAGCATCTGGGCTCCACTTGGCAATTGAAGACCTTGCGGGCGGCGCAATTCATCGAATATGATGGCACGGCAGCCAGCGGGTTCACCGATGGCACGAGTGGCACGATCCTGTGTGTGGGTTCCTTCACCGTCCGCACCTATGGTGTCTGGTCCTCCGATGTGGCGATCCAGCGCAGCGTGGATAACGGCAACACTTGGACCACCGTTTTCACGATCACCAGCCGAAGCGACAACAACAACGACATCGCAGGCACGGGCAGCATTGGGGTGCAGGCGTTGTACCGGATTGTCGTGTCCAATTCCGCTGCCCTGATTTCTCCCGGTGCCACTGATCCCCGCATTGTGTTGTCCGTGGATGACGCCTTCCTTTCGGGGTTGGTTAAGATCACCGAATACCTGACTCCCTATACGGCCATCGGTCAGGTGTTGACCCAGCTTTACGATAATCCCGCATCCACCCCCTATTGGTCGGAAGGAGCATGGAGCGATAAGCGAGGATACCCCAAGGCCATTGCCTGTTTCCAACAGCGTTTCTTTTACGCCTCCAGTGAATATGAGCCCCAGCGGTTGTGGGGCACCAACACCAATGACATTGAGAACTTTGACCGGAGCGACCCAACCAAGGCCACCAATGGGCTGGCGTATGATTTGAATGCACCGGGTCGGGGACCGATCCTTTCCCTGATCGCCCAAGGAGATTTGTTCGTTCTGTTCAGCGGAGCGGAATGGGTGGTTAATTCCGGGACGGGCAGCAACACCGGGACAGGCGGAGGCGTAATCACCCCCACGGACATCAACGCTGTCGAGCAAGGCACCTATGGCAGCGCTCCATACATTCAGCCCCAGATCGTGGGCAATGCAGTCTTCTTCGCCCAACGTCAGGCCGATGCCATCCGGCAGATGCTCTTTTCCATCTACACGACCAAATACATGTCGCAAGACATCACGGCGGTAGCCGATACCTTTTTTGCTGCCGGGGTGGTACAGATGGCTTATCAAAGCCGTTGGCGGCATCAGGGCATTTTGTGGAGTGTCGTTAAAGATGGCAGTATGCTGGGCTTGAGCTACGATTTGGACCAAGAGGTGTTTGGCTGGTGCAAACGGGTGACCGGCTACAACCAAACTGACGCCCAAGGGCAATCCGTGTTTAACGACAAGGGATTTGAGTCGGTCGGGGTATTGTTTGCCAATGGCACTCCAGATGATGAGGTCTGGGTTGTGGCCAATCGGCTGATAGACGGAGTGTCCACCCGGTTTATCGAGCGAGTAACCGCGAATAATTGGGAGGAGACATTCTATGGCGCAGGCGTTCCGGCTCCCCAGTTGAATTTGGCTTATTACGTGGATTGCGGCCTGACCGTGTTTGCGCCCGGTTCTAGGCTCATTTCAGGGCTTTCCCACTTGGAAGGCCGCTATGTCGTGGGATTGGCTGATTCGACCGCATTTGGGCCTTTGCAGGTCACGGGCGGGGCCATTACGTTGCCTGACTCCATACCTGAATCAGTGGCAGCGGTGAACGTGGGATTACAGCAGGTTTATGCGGGTCAACCCATGCGCATTGATAGCGATGCAGTGAAGGGCAACACCCAAGGCCTCAAAAAGGCCATTTCTGATTTGTTCATCATCGTTTATAATTCGATGGGGGGACAGATCAGCAATGGTACGGCGAATTATCGCCTTTGGGTATCGGGCACCTCCTACCCCATCGGAACCAAAATAATCAGCCCATTGACATTGTTGGCTTATGAATGCGTCACCGTGGGTGCATTCACAACCGATCC